GCTCGAGGAGACGACGTACCAGAAGCTCATGGAGAAGGAGGCGCAGATGACAGAGAACTTGCAGAACACCTGGAAGGGTGCTCCGCTCGGGATCTACATCGGCTAAACCATGTCCAGGAAATTCATTGGCAGAAAAGAGCTCGCCTTCGTCGCTCAGATCAACAGGGAGCTCATCCAGAGCGTGATCGGCCAGGAGGTCACGTACTACCAGATCCTCGCCGACAAGACACAGACGAACGACCTGTACAACGAGGCGATCAATAAGGTTTACGCGGTGCCGGTCAAGACTAACTGCCTTGTTTACTACGAAAATTCCACGGAAGTTGTGACCAATTTCCCCGCCGACAGCAAGTACAACCTCGACGTTTACTTCCACAAGGCGGAGATGGACGATCGCAACCTGTCGCCGAAGATGGGCGACTTCGTCCAGTTCGGTCAGGTGCTCTTCGAGATCTACAACTCGTCTGAACCGCAGATGGCGTTCGGGCAGATTGAGTCGATGATCATGATCAAGTGCGTCTGTGGTCCCGCTCGCCAGGGCCAGTTCAGCCCAGTCATGCAGGCGCTGCAGGCTCCGGGGAACAACCTGCTGGCGCCGAGGTACTCGGACCAGCCGATGCAGAACCGCGATGTCAGCCTCAAGGGGGAGCGTAAGTGAGCAACCCGGTCATCTACCAGGACATCACCGTCGAGACTATCGACCGCGCGATCCGCGACTGGTTCGATAAGACGGTGGACGTCCGGGTCAAGACCCCCTCCGCGGAGGTCCACAAGGTCCCCGTAGTGTTCTCATCCGGCGAACGGTGGTCGACCGGCCGGACCAAGCAAGCCTTCCGAGACGACAACGGAGTGCTCATCCTCCCCATCATCTCGGTCCGCCGCACGGGCATCACCCCCGACCCGACGAAGCTCGCGCTCGGAGTGCAGACCGACAAGATCCAGATCGCGGTCCGCGTGGACCCGAAGTCGAACAACATCCAGAACCTCGAGAAGTACAAAGCGGCTCCCTGGAAGCGGAACTACCCGCCCGTTTACAATGTCTATACGATCCCGTTCCCGGAGCGGATGATCGCCTCCTACCAGGTCGTGGTCCAGACCCAGTTCATCAGCCAGATGAACGACATTCTGCAGAAGACCTGGCGCTCGCTGGACATCCAGAAGTCGTTCGTGGCTCCGTTCGAGAACGACGGCCGCCAGCCGCCCCGCTCGTACCAGTACGAGTTCCCGTACCAGACGGTCCCGCCGCTCCCCAGCCGCTATGTGGTTGGTTTCATGGAGAATCCGGCCAACGACACCGGCAATTTTGAGGAGTTCACGGACCAGGAGCGTATCGTGAAGTATAGCGCTGAGATCACGGTCCCGTTCGCGATGCAGCTGTCCCCCGAGGGCGGTTCGCCCCCGGTCAAGATAGAGCAGACGGCGTACAAGGTCGTCATGAAAGACGAGAACTTCAGGTTCGTCAATAGTCAGGAAGAGATTGACGCGATCTTTGACAAGCGGGGCTGAGTTTTTTCCTTCTAAAAATGGCATGATGTGAGAAATCGCGATAGTTAGTAAGTAATGAGGGATAGGCTTCGCCCTACATAACCCCTTTTGGAGAAATCACTAATGGCTCGAAAGTTCGTATCGCCCGGCGTATTCACCCAGGAGCTCGATCAGAGCTACATCGCCTCGGGCGTCGGCGCCATCGGCGCAGTGGTGGTCGGCCGGACCTTCAAGGGTCCCGGCCTGAAGCCAACCCTCGTCACTGACATCAACGACTTCGTCGCCAAGTTCGGCGACATGGACCCGACGATGCAGGCTCCGTACGCGGTCAAGAACTACCTGAAGAACTCGTCCGCCTGCACAGTGGTCCGGGTCCTCGGCGATCGCTCCGCGTCCCCCGACCCCGCTATTTCCAACGCGGCGACCTACCGGTCGCTGGGCATCGTCGATGTCGACGACACCCTGCTCGCGGTGGTCAACGTGCTCTCGGGCACCACGTTCACCCTGGCGGGCACGGGCAGCTACCCGACCTTCCAGTTCACGGGCTCCACCGGCGATTTCACCGGCGTGTACGCGGGCACCTTGAGCTTCCTGAGCACCGACCCCGACTACATCGGCAACGTGCTCAACACCGACTCGACCAAGGCTGGGCGGTTCGGTCACTGGCTCTACCAGAACTTCGAGTGGGCACAGGCAGCCGGCGTCGCTCCTTTCACGGTCGCGACTCTGAGCAGCTCTATCCAGACCGCCTTCGACTGTGACTTCACCTCGGCGGCGACGCCCTGGATCAACTCGCAGCTCTACGGCGCGACTTCGGTGCCGCTCTTCCGCTTCCACGCTCTCTCGGCGGGTGCGGCTTCGAACAGCGACGTCAAGGTCTCCATTGCGAACATCCGCAAGTCCACCAACTCCGCGGTGACCCAGTACGGCACCTTCGACCTCATCATCCGCGCATTCGGTGACAACGATGCACACCTGGTCCAGGACGAGACGTTCACCAACATCACCCTTGACCCGACCGCGGCCAACTACCTGCCGCGCGTCATCGGCGACCAGTACCGCAGCTGGAACGCGGTCACGCAGAAGCTGGTCACCTACGGCACCTACAAGAACTACAGCAAGTTCATCCGCGTTGAGATGAACGTCACGACCGCGGCTCCCGCGGATGCGCTGCCCTGGGGTCACGGCGGCTACCCGCAAATGCTGCCGAACACGACCACGCTGCAGACCGCTGGCACTACTGGCTCAGCAGTCTTTGACTTCAGCGCGTCTGGTTCGCTCCGCGTCTACACCACTGCAACCGGTTCGAACGCTTACGTGGTGAACGTAGTTTCAGGTACGGCGCTGTCTGCATCGATCACCAACTACACTGCGACGATCACTCTCGACGACGGTGTCTCCACGATCACTCAGGTACGTACCGCTATCGCTGGCCTGTCCGGCCTCGGTGCCGCTGTCCTTGCTGGTGGTACAGGTATCGCTGTCTCCCCGACGTCATCGGTGATTTTCGCCGGTACCAACGCGACCTACTTCGCCGGCAACGTCGTCGACCTCTCCGGCGCCTACGTTCCTGACAACCTCGACAGCAACAACAATCTGGCTTCGTACACCTTCTTCGGTCTGGACTTCAGTCTGGCCGGCGTCGGTGATGTGCTCAAGTTCATGGGCAAGAACAGCGACACGAACCCCCAGGGCACCATCGCCACTCCGGCGGGCACCGCCTTCACGCTGCATCACCTCACCACGGCGACCACGGGCGGCGTCAACTATTACAAGTACGATCCGACGACGACCTACAACACCTTCCCCGGTGTTCCCTCCACGGGCACGACCAACGGCTTCACGGTCGCGTTCTTCGGCGGCTTCGACGGCTTCGACGAGACCCAGGTGGATCCGCTCTCTCCGACCGGCGCCACCGCCATCAGCACCGTCTCGCTGAAGAAGGCGATCGACCTCGTCAGCAACCCCGACGAGATCGACATCAACCTCATCGCCATCCCGGGTATCATCAGCCAGCCGGTGACCTCATACGCGGAGCAGATGTGCAACGCTCGCGCGGACGTGATGTACGTCATGGACGTCAGTGGTAGCTCGGTGGCTCAGGTCATCCAGAACGTGGACTCCCGCGGTATCGACGACAACTACTCTGCCTGCTACTACCCGTACCTCCGGTACGCGGACACGACCAACAACGTGCTCGTCACGGTCGCTCCGTCGGTCGCCGTCCTCGGCGCCATCGCCTACAACGACCGCGTCGGCCAGGTGTTCTTCGCTCCGGCCGGCCTCAACCGCGGCGGGCTCAGCCAGTTCGGCATCGTGGACACGGTGGACCGCCTCACCTTCCAGGACCGCAACGACCTCTACGAGTCCCGCATCAACCCGATCGCGACCTTCCCTAACGAGGGCATCGTGATCTGGGGGCAGAAGACGCTGCAGGTCAAGGCTTCGGCTCTGGACCGCGTCAACGTCCGCCGCCTGCTCATCTACGCCAAGAAGACCATCGCCTCGGTCGCTCGCTACCTGCTCTTCGAGCCGAACAACCCGAACACCTGGCAGCGCTTCCTCAACACCGTCAACCCGATCCTCGAGAAGGTCCGCATGGACCAGGGCCTGGAGCGGTTCAAGGTGGTCATGGACAGCACCGTCAACACTCCGGACCTCATCGACCGGAACATCATGACCGGCAAGATCTTCCTGCAGCCGACCCGGACCGCGGAGTACATCGACCTGAGCTTCATCATCACCAGCTCCGGCGTGCAGTTCGAGGAGTAATCCATGGGTCTCGCTTACGACAGCGGCTGGGTGCCGGTCGCTTCCGGCACCATCAGAGCCTCAGCGGAGTGCAGCGCCTTCAGCCAGGTGCAGGTGATCATCGCAGCCTCAGGTGCGAACACCAACGGCACGACCGCGGCCGGCTACGCGGTGGGCGCGGGGACTCCGGTCCCCTGGAACAAACTCACTCCGAACTACCCAACCACGCCGCTCATCACCGGGACGTACACGGTGGCGGCTCCGACCGCGAACCTGGCGAACATCTACTACATCGGGAACCCGGTGTCTGGATCGGCGAACATCGCCGGCTGGGTCCCGCAGATCCTTTACGTGAGTACGGTGGCCGGCGCAGCTTCATGGGCGAGAGTGATCATCAGCGGTAAGTGATATCCGCC